TAGAATGATTTGAAACAATTTAATCTATGGACAAACAAAAAGTAAAACTTATTATTCGTAATCTGGAATTGTTGATTGATTCTTTAAAAACTGAAATTTATTCTGATGTATCATCATATCGATTTGATGATATTAAACCAAGAGAAGTAGATTACGACGAAATCTTTGAGGATGGAGATGACTAGTAGAGCAAAACAATTAGTAAAATTACTTGGAAGACTTACAAAACAGGATCATTTGTATTCTGATGAGCAACTTAAAGAGATGAAATCTCAACTACGAGTTGTCAAAGAAGAACTTGCACAAATCGAAGCAAAATACTCGAAAGGATTTGGAAAGAAATGAAACCAATTAAATCAAAAGATCTTTTAGAACTGGATAAGAATCTTGAGGTAGTAAAACTTCAGGGTTATCCAATCCCAGAACAAGTTATTTGGCAAGCAGGAAAGGGCGATTATTCTGAAGTTCCGATTCATAACGTTCCAGTTCCTAACCATCACGAATGTGGTCAGTGGATTGTTGAACAATTGCTTGCTAATGAGAGAGGGCATTGGGGTCCAATTGAGCACCCTGGCATTACTTTTTCTTGTGCTGGATTTGTTCATAATGTTATCGTTCAGGCAAGAACTCATCGTATCGGAACTAGTTGGGATGTTCAATCTCAGCGTTATACTGGAAAGCGTGTAGTTAAGGTTGCTAAAAAGGAACTTGATGTTGAAGAGGTCTTCTATGTGCGCCCTGTGGGATTCTACACCAATCGTAAGGGTAAGAAGTATGAATGGACCGAAGAGCACCGACAACGCAAGTTAGATCGCATTTTGAGTGAGTGTGAGGAGTATGTTGATTACTATGAGCAGGGTATGTGTGAAGAGCATATTCGGGATTATCTTCCTCAGGCAATTCGTCAGAACTTTGTGGTTTCTTTCAATCTAAGGTCTGTTCTTCACTTTATGGATCTTCGTTCAAAACTTGATGCTCAACTTGAAATTCAAGCACTTTGTGATGCAATTGCTCCCGAACTGAAACTATGGGCACCAAATGTTTGGAACTACTATGAAGAGAAGAGACTGCATAGAGCACGTCTGAGTCCATAAATATTTTTGTGTTGATTTTGTAATTTTATGGAGTATTATACTTACGCTTATTTACGAGAAGATAAAACTTCATGGTATATTGGTAAAGGTAAAGGTAGAAGAGCATATCAAAAACATGATTTCTTTTCTCCTCCACCAAAAGACAGAATACTCATTCTTAAAAATAATCTTACAGAAGATGCTGCATATAAACATGAAATTTATATGATTAATGTTTTTGGTAGAAAAGATTTGGGAACTGGAATTCTTCGCAATAAATCAAATGGTGGAGATGCTCCTCCTATCTTTACTGGACATACTGAAAAAAGTAAAGAAAAGATACGAAATTCCTGCAAGGGTAGAGTATTGGGTCCAGGTATGAGTGAAGATGCGAAAAATCGTCTTTCTAAACGAAATAAAGATATGGGAATAAAACCTCCCTTACATGTTAAATCGTTTAAATTGATGTCTCCAAAGGGGGAAATATATAATGGTGACAATATTAATGAATTTTGTGAACTACACAATTTAAAACCCTCTTGCATATATGATTTGCGTAGAGGAAGACAACAACAACATAAAGGATGGAGATTGGTTTAATGGCAATATATCCAGTTTATAATCCGGAAACGGGTGAAAAAAAAGTTATTGAAATGAGTGTCCATGATATTATGGATTGGTATGAAAATAATAAACCTTGGTCCCGTGATTGGTCACAAGGATGTGCCACACCAGGAGAGATTGGTGATATGCTAAGTAAGCACGTCAGCAGAAATCCTGGATGGAATGAGGTACTTTCTAAAGTTTCAAAGGTTCCTGGGGCAAACGTAAAACCGATTTAACTATGGCAAGAAAAAGAAGAAGCAATGACAATCATCCTATTGGGATTGGACTAACTGCAAAACAATTTAAAAGAAAAAAACCAATTAGTTCAGATTATTTGATTGATGTAGAACCACTTACTGAAAATCAAGTTAAACTTTTTAATTCTTATAAAGATAAAAAACATCTTGTTGCTTATGGTGCAGCTGGAACTGGAAAAACATTTATCACTCTCTACAATGCTTTAAGAGATGTTCTTGATGAGTCCACTCCATATGAGCAAATTTACATTGTTCGTTCTTTGGTTTCTACAAGAGAAATTGGTTTTCTTCCTGGTGATCATGATGATAAGTCTGCACTTTATCAAATTCCATATAAGAATATGGTAAAGTATATGTTTCAAATGCCATCAGATGCAGAGTTTGAAATGCTTTATGGTAATTTAAAAACACAAGAAACAATTAAGTTTTGGAGCACTTCTTTTATTCGTGGAACTACTATTGACAATTCAATTTTAATTATTGATGAATACCAGAATCTAAATTTTCATGAATTGGATTCTATTATTACTCGTGTTGGAGAAAATACAAGAATTTGTTTCTGTGGAGATGCAACTCAATCAGATTTAGTAAAGACCAATGAAAGGAATGGCATTAATGACTTCATGCAAATTATTAGAAAAATGCCTTCATTTGATGTAATTGAGTTTGGAGTTAATGATATTGTTCGTTCTGGACTTGTTAAAGAATATATTATTGCAAAAATGGAGGCAGGTTTTTGATATTTAATCATATTGATTTGAACTTACCTCAACTCGAAAGAGAAACAATTGATGGGGTGAGATATTATAAAGTTCCTGATAATGATGAACTTCTTCGTTTTGTTTCTATTACTTCCGTTACTAGTCACAAGAATCGTCAATTTTTTGCTGAATGGAGACAAAAGGTAGGAGAAGAAACAGCAAATAAAATCACGAAGCAAGCAACAAGTCGTGGTACTGATATGCATACTCTCTGTGAAATGCACTTAAAAAATCAACAACTACCAAAGGATATTTTACCAATTTCTCAAATATTATTTGGAATTGCTAAACCATATTTAAATAATATAAATAATATTCATGCACTTGAGAACTCTTTATACAGTAAAGTTCTTGGAATTGCTGGAACCGTAGACTGCATTGCAGAGTATAATCAAGAATTAGCAATTATTGACTTTAAGACTTCAAAGAAACCAAAACCACGAGATTGGATTGAACATTATTTTGTTCAGTGTGCTGCTTATGCTTGCATGTTATACGAAATTACTGGTATAATGGTAAAGAAATTTGTAATTATTATGGCTTGTGAAAATGGAGAATGTGTTGTTTATGAAGAGTACGACAAATCAAAATACATCAAATTACTCACCGAATATATTAGAGAATTTGTTAGAGATACCACTAGTAGATATGAATGATAAAGTAAGTCAAGAACTACAAAACAAATTTTTATGTTCTCAACGATTTTCAAGAGACATTGAGCAAATAGTAAAAGTATCAAAAATTAACTATATTGATGCTATTGTAACTTATTGCGAAGAGAATAATATTGAAATAGAATCTGTTTCTAAATTAATCTCAAAACCATTGAAAGAAAAGATTAAAAATGATGCTACCGAATTGAATTTCTTAAAGAAAACTACTCGTGCTAAATTACCATTGTAAAATTAAACTATATAATAATGCCTGGTTTGTTCGCACTTTTCAGGTGGGAGAGTATTTTCACTCTCCCCTATAATTATAAATAGTAATGCGAACAAACTTAAGAGCAGATGAAAGTAATTATCTACTGCGCCCATTGTATTTGTACTGGAAAAAAGTATATCGGGCAAACAAGAAAAGAATTAAAAGAAAGAATAAGACAACATAAAAATTCTTGCTTTAGTAATAAGCATAAAGATATTAAATTTTATAATGCTATAAAGAAATATGGTTGGGAAAATTTTATTTGGGGAGTAATTGAAGAAGGTGATATTGATATTTGGAATTTTAGGGAGATTTATTGGATTGAAAAATACAATACGTACAGAGATGGTTACAATTTAACTGAGGGTGGAAATAATAGAATAGTTTATGAACCACGATGTAAAGATTTTGAATTGATGTCTCCAGAAGGAGAAATAATAAAAGGAAAAAATATTAGAAAATTTTGCAAAGAAAATGGATTGAATCCGTCAAATATTACTAATCTTTTATCTGGAAAAGGAAAATCTTGTAAGGGATGGAAATTACCAAGTACCAAATTGATTGGCAAAAAATCATTTTCATTGACAATATCAAGAGAATATAAGATAATGTCACCTACTGGAGAAATTATTGAAGGTAAAAATGTTAGTGAATTATGTAGAAAATTTGGTTTATCAGTTAGTGCTATAATTAATGTTTTAAATGAAAATCTTTATTCTTACAAAGGTTGGAAACTTCCTTCCACAGAATTGTTTGGAGGATCATTAATTTCTAAAAAATTAGAAAAAGAATATAAATTGATTTCTCCTGATGGAATTATATTTGAAGGAAAAGGTATTAGAAAATTGTGTAGAAAATTTAATTTAAGTGAAGGTTATATAAGTGAAGTTTTAAATGAAAAAAGAAAACATTATAAAGGATGGAAAAAAATTTAATGACACCTTTTCAAGTTTATTGTCAATATCTTGCCTTTAAAAATCATTTTACAAAAGAAAATTACGATTACTTTAAATATTGTGGAAAGTCCAGAGCATCTCTGGACTCTTTTCATAAGAGG